TTTAGGAGATGCAGCGCAAAAAGGATTAGATAATATAAACGGTATGTTAGGAGATTTTAACATCAATAACAACGAAGAAGAAACTCCAGGTATAACCGACACTAATGGAGCCGCCTTTGATAGTGTGAGCCGTTCGATTACCGAGAAAAACAATAATGTTAATTTAACGATTAAAGATAAAGGAAACAACGTAGAAAGAGTCGATAATGATGGGGGTATTCCTATTGTTATGGGTAATACATTAGCTTATTAATTATGACTAAAGATATAGGGCTTTTCGAAAACGGTAGCGGTGGCGAATTGAATGTTTCTAAAGGTGACATTCAATTAAATGAGACTTTATATCAAACGATATATATCGCTTTGTTTGGAGGTAATACAGCAGCAGCGACTATCGGTAACGAATTAGAATCCGAGCAACGTTTTGATTATTGGGCAAACTCTTTATTCTTTGCCTCGGAAACGGACAAACAATACAACTCGGAAACACAAAAAATATTAAGCGAAGTAACAATAAATAGTAGTGGGCGGTTAAAGATTCAAAAAGCTGTAGAAAACGATTTATCTTTTATTAGTTCAATATCTAATTACACTATAAATGTTTCGATATTAAGTGTAGATAAGATAGAAATAAACATTAACTTAGTGAACGGAACCGATTTGCAGTTTATTTGGGACAATGCAAAAGAAGAAATGATAACAACTAAAAATATATAATGGCTTCTATAATACAATTATATAATACTATTTCTAAAGATTTAAGGAATAAGCTTAACTTAACTGATAACGGATTAAAAACCGTTGTAGACGCTTTATCTTCTAGTTTAGCAGGACAATTTAAGTTATTGTATTTGTTTTTAGAAGATAATAAAAATGAGCAATTCCCAGACAAGGCTAAAACATCCGCAAACGGAGGTACTTTAGAAAGACATGGGCAAATACAGTTAGGCCGTGGTATAAATTCAGCTACAAGTGCTGTCTTGTCTTTTTCGGTAACTGGAGATGTAGGTAGTGTTTTACGCTCTGAGTTGACTTTTAAGAACGTTAACGGCTTGCTTTATGTTTTAGATACTGAGTATGTTTTAACTGGTAATAACGATATAATAAGTGTGCGGTCTTTAGGCGGTGGTTCTGATTATAATTTAGAAGTAGGGGACGAATTAACAATTACCGAACCTGTAATTGGTGTAGAACAAAGTGTATTTGTTCATGATATTGTAAGTAGTGCTTTAGCAGAAGAAACTACAGAAGCATATCGAAAAGCTATTTTAGATAGTCTGCAATTGGAACCCCAAGGAGGTAGCCGAACTGACTACAGGTTATGGTCTCAGGACGCACAAGGCGTAAGGTTGGTTTATCCTTATGTTAAAGACGGTGACGCTGGTGTTATGCAAATATATGTAGAATCTACAGTAGATGACAGTATCGACGGATTAGGCACGCCTAGCATGGATTTAATAGAAGAAGTAGAAAATGTTATTTTCTTTGATCCAGACGAAACAAAAAGAGAGTATGAGCGCGGGCGTATTCCTTTACAAGTTACATTAGAAGTATTGCCTATTTCTTTAAACCCCGTAGATGTTAATATCGTTGGTTTAAATATCAACTCAGCCGAAATAACATCATCAATTGAAGCGAATTTAAAAACATATTTAAATACTGTAAGGCCTTTTGTTGCTGGTGGTGAGTTGGCTCGAAATAAAAACGATATTCTTTACAGTGCTAAATTGCAATCAGTAGTTACTGACGTTATAGATTCGGGTAATTTTTTCTCTGATTTTATAATCTCGGTAAATGGTGTGAATCAAACTAGTTATTTATTTAATAGAGAGAATATACCCTATTTACGTAACGTAACTTTTAACTAATGAAAGTACATAGCTATAAAACACCGCATAAATACCCTTCTAACGGAAGTACTAAGACTGACGTATTAAGGGATTTAACCGTAGAATTATATCCTACTGGTAGGGTATGGAACTTGCCAGAAGACAGCTTTTTTAGAAAAATGCACGACGGTATTAACTTGTCTTTTGTGCGTATGGTAGACGCTTGTAAATTGTCTTTAGATTCAATATTTCCTGATAACGATAACTTTAGCGCTGCGGATGCTTCTTTGTGGGAATATAGACTTGGATTAATAACTAATGTAGATTTAGATTTAGATTTACGTAAAAGGTCTATCGCTCGTAAAATGGGTTTCCCGGGGACTGTAAAAGCACGGCAAAGTAAAAGTTTTATAGAATATCAATTGCGACTAGCAGGATTTGATGTTTATGTACATTCAAATGTAAAGCCATATAAAACACCTTTAGAAGTTACTAATATATCGGTAACTTCTAATCAACATGGAGGTAATTCCCAGCACGGAAACTCTAGCCAACATGGAGGTGTGTCTTTTGACGTTATTGCGAATAGCATAGAATCAAACGAAAGTTTTAGTGTTGGAGGCGACGATAGTTTATGGGCAACTTTTTTTATCGGAGGTCTTAATTTAGGTGACACTGCAGAAGTCCCAGCAACAAGACTTAGAGAGTTTAAAGAATTAGTATTAAAATTAAAACCAGCTCATTTAGTAGCTTTTACGTTAATTAATTATAAGTAATAATGAGAGATAAAGCAAATCAATCGAATATAGATAAGTCTAATTTAGTAGCGTACCCTAACGGTCGTGTGAAAGACGATGGAGGTAGCGGTGACGGAACTCCAGTAAACGAGCAAACAAAAGGTGATATACACGAGTTTTTCGACAAATTACTTAGATTATGCGGTGTTAAGCATAACGGATTACCAGACAATGAGGTTAACGGTTATCAAACAATAGAAGCTTTAAGGGGTTTTGCGAATAAGAATAACTACTTACATAATTTAGGTAGTACTTCTAATGTTTTATCTTTGCCTTTAAAAGTAGGTCAATTAAAAGATGGTGAAGTTTTGATTGTTAAAGCAAGTCAAGATAAAGGAGCAGAAACGACAATAAGAGGTACTTTAGATAATACATCTAAATCGGTGGTTTTCACAGGTAGCTTTTTAGCTGGAGATTATTTACGTCTAGTTAATACGTCTACTAGCATTAATATAGTTAGATTAGTAGATTCCGCTAACTTATCAGTTATAGCTTCTGAATTAGGGTTTTTAAAAGGAGCTTCTGGAGCTGAGGTTATAGAAGGTGTTTTAGCTAATAAAGCTTTAACACCTGAGAGTTTTTTAGAGGCTTTTGCAGAGTATGTGATAGGAGCGACTAGTGATGATTTTTTAGCTGATATTGAACGAAATGGGTTGTTTTCTAAAGAAGATAAAATAAAGTTAGACTCTTTAATTGGAGAAGTGGATAGATACGGGACTGTTTTTATTGGTGATGTAGATGCTGGTAGTGTAGGTAAAAGCTACACAGTCTCAGGAGGCATCAGTGCAGCTGTAATGACTAGTAAGGAAGATGACGGAGAAATTATAAAGGTAACACTTACCGAGCCTATGGCTACAGATGATTATAGTGTTAGTGTGAATGTGGAAAGTTTTGGTATATTATTCCATGATAATACTATAAATATGATACCTTGGAAGAAAATATCTACTTCTGAATTTAGTTTTTTTATAGAAGAAAATGATGGAGAGACGCAAAATATTAAATTACATTTTGATATAAAACAAAGATAAATGAGAGTATTAAGGCAATTAGGAGTAGTACAAGACACTGATTTAGTTAAGTTCCCAGACGGACAGATACAAAACGAAAACGAAGACACTGGATTAGAAGGGACTCCTGTAGTACGTGAGGTTTATGGAGATGTTTTATCTAATATTTACGCTATTATGCGTGATGCCGGTGTAACCGCTAACGGAAACGAAGACAATACTGTTATAGGTTATCAATTGCTAGAAGCTTTTAAGAAGTTCAGTAATGAAACTAATGATATAGAGCAAGTTTTAAGTGTAAGTGGCTTAAACGTATCTGTTCAATTAGACATATCTGTATTGCCTAATAACTTTGTCTTTGTTGGTAAATTATCAGATGCTTTAAATAGTGGTGCTAATTATACGTTTAATAGTTCGCTTAATTTAACAGTTTCAAAAAATATTAATGCAAGTGCTAACGTTATTTGTATTTTAGACGAAACAGGTGTAAGATTAATTGATTTAACTGATTTAGAGTCGGTATCAAATGTTTTATACACTACTCTAGGTACGCCTTTAAGCTATAATGATTCGGCTACGGTGTATTATTTATCTAACGGTATTATAATGTCCGACTTACCTTCTTCTTATGATGTTCAAGATTCTATACGTAATTCAATAAATGACCAAACGATTATAGTTATCGATGCAGTTGTTTTAAATGGTAAATTGCTTGTTAATTACGTTAAAAACCCGTTATTAGATTCAGCCCATGTTGCTGTATTTGACTTAACTGATTTAAATACAGTTACAAGCGATGTAGCTATAGAGGTAGGCGTTAACCAATATATGTACTGCGATGGGAGTTTTATTTATTTCACTAATCATAATAACGGTAATGATTATGATTTTAGTAAGTATAGTTTTGATGGGGATGTTTTATCTTTAGTTAGTACATTTTCTGTTGATTCCAATTTTACTAAAACTACAAATCTTTTTATAAAAGGAGGTTTATTATATACTTTAATTAGTAGTGTTTTACGTTCTTATCCTTTAAATGGTGGTAATAGCACCGTAATAGGGAGTTATCCAACTACTAATGGCGTGGTTTTTTCGCATAATGGTAACATTTATTATTCTAATGGTAATGTAGCTAGTAAATGGAGTTTTTAAACGTAAATAGCGATGCTGTAATTGGTTTAACTGCTAAATTAGAACGCCTTAATAAAAGTGCTTTTCCTAGTGCGGTACGGAACACTTTAAACCGTGCCGCTTTTGATATGCGTAAAAGTGGCATGTTAAACAGTGCTAGGAAAAACTTTAACGTAATAAGAGATAAAAATTTATTTACTAAACTTGTAATTGTAGATAAAGCTAAGGGTTGGGATGTAAATAATCTCACTGCTCTTGTCGGATTCGCTAATTTACAAGATAAAAGCCATCGAACAGCCATCGAAGGATTGAGAAAACATGAAAATGGAGGGGCTATAGATGATGGTTTTCGGTATTTAAAAGAGGCTCGTATTAGTGGTAACTTAAACAAAAAAGTTAAAAGGGAGAATTATTACGATAAAAGTAAAGTTATTTCAGGGAGAAGTGGAAGGAAAGGGAATAGAAGAAGTAAATTTGTAGTTAGAGCGTATCGTTCTAAAAAAGAAAATAAACCATTTTTTCTTAATTCAATGAAGGGTAATTTTTTAGTTAAAACGAAAAGCTTTAAAAAGAATAAAAAAACAGGTAAAGTTAATTTTAAACTTAAATTCCTTATGATGGACAGGTCTAAATCTCCTGTTAAAATCAGAAGAAATAACTTTGTTTCTGAGGCTGCTAAATTTCAATCTTCAAAAATGAGTAGGTACTACAAAGAAGCCGCTGAGTTTCAATTTAATAAAATTTTAAGATAAAAAAATGAGCTGGAAAGACAGAATATCAAATATAGAATTTACGATTAAAACAGGTGACGGAAAAGAATTTAAACCTCTTTGGAAGGGCGGGGAAAAAACTACCGATTTTAATTTTTCTAAGTTCGATTTCATTAATGTTTCAGGTTCTTTAATAAATAAAAGAAAACCGCTTGGCGCTTCAATACCTTTACTGTTTTGGTTTCAAGGTGACGATAATATAGACCAAGCTTCTGACTTTGAAAACAGTGCAAAAGATAACCGATTAGTTACTGTTACGCATCCGTTTTATGGGACTTTGAAGGGGCAAATAGTAAAGATTCATTTAAATGATAATAGTTACGGTATTACCGAGGTTGCTGTAGATTTTTGGGAAAGTATAACAGAAGATTATCCAAACGCGGACATTTCTTTAGTTGATGAAGTGAGAGACCGTGCAATTTCTTTAGATAGTTTGACTGCTAGTACTTTTGCGTCCACTACAGTTCCTTTAGCTAGTGATATATCTTTGATGAAGGAATTAAATTTAACAGTAGCTAGCGAGTTGGCTCCAGATTTATCTCAGTTTGCGGATTATTACAATACTGTTAATAAAGCGATTTCAAGTGCGAATAATTTTATTGAGAACACTCAGGATAGTATTTCTGATGCTCAAAAAGTATTGTCTACTGGTTTTAATTTTAAAGATACTGTAGCTAATAGATTAGCTA